GTCATAGAAGCCGTAAGCATCCGCCACCGGCAACATCTCAATCGAAGTGCCCGGACCCATCTTCGCGAGCTTGTCCTCGTACTTGTTGTAGAACGCCGCATACTTAAACGCGTCGTCGTCGATGACCAGGAACGCCGCGACGTAGTACGCCGCCGCGTCGTGCGTTTCGACCTCGTTGTCAAGCTCCACGTCATCACTCGGCTTCTCCGGCAGATCGGTGGGATAACGGAAATAGGTGATCGTGTAATCCCCCGCCTCGGCCTTCGGGATGAGGATGTACTTCTTGCCGTAGTAGCTGTAGCGGCTGGTGTGGAGGATCGTGCCGTCGTCGGTCGTGATGGACGTGCCGCCGGATTTGAAATTATAAAAGTCACTCGGGAGCTCATACCTCAGCATCTCGCCCAGGTCCTCGGGTTCGAGGTCGGCGAGGTCAAGCTGCGCGGGGATCTTCCGCATCGTGGTCGCGATCTCACGCATGGCGTCGTTCGCGAGCGCGGGGATGCGGTTGATATAGTCCTGCTGATTGTTGTACGAACTGGGAACCTGCGTTCCCGCCACGGTGTACTGGTTCAGCAGCATAAGCACCCGGTTCTTGAATTGTCCGTAGTTCATGGTATCGCCCTTTCTCAATTAAGGGTGCGGAGGAGAGGTACTCAATGCACCTCTCCTCCGTTGTGGTTGGTCGATCAGGACAGCGCCGGGCCCTGATACCAGATGGCGTCCGCCTTGTTGTTGAGGACGAACGCATCGTAGGAGATGCGGCCCTCGCACAGCCAGCCGGAGATGCCGGGAGCGTCCGTGTGAATCTTGTACTCAGAGAGCACAGTCGGCGCAACGGTCGCGATCGGGTGGGTGATGATGAAGTCAGCACCCGTGGTGGTGCCGCCGGAGGTCACGCTCGGGAGACGGGAAGCGGGCACCATGATGATCTTCAGGCCATCGACCATGCCAAGAGAGCCCTTGATGAGGGCGTTCTGCGTGGTGTCGCAGTCACGCATGAAGCTGGTGTTCTGCTTCAGCAGACCGGCGAACTTGTAGCTGACCAGAGCCACACGACCCTCGTCGGGCACGTTCGCGTTGCCGAGGACCTCCTGCGCGTTGAGCAGGAGCTCATACGCATTGGCCTTGGTGGCAGCGGTGGCGTCCTTGTGGCCGGTGGGCGCGGCCTTGGCGATCTCGTTGAAGACGTAGGCGTCGACCTCGGGGATCACCTTGAGCGCGAGCTGGCGGGCGACAGCCTTGCCAGCGTCCATGACCATCATGGTCTGGTTCTTGTTCAGCTTGTCGATGGTGAAGGTCCAGGCGCGATCCTTGCGGATCGTCATGGTCTGAGTGGCGTTGCCCAGCTCGTCCGGCGTGCCGTAACGGTTGGAGCCGCTGCGGGTGTAGTCGGTCAGATCGACCACGGGGATGCTGTACACCTTGACGGTGTCAACGCCGTTCCACTCGTAGTCGTTGTTGGTCACGAGCTGCTTGAGGGACGCCTTGGTGAAGGCCTCGTCGCACTTTGTTACCGCAGAGGCTTTTTATCCTCTGCTTCTTACGGTTTCCCGTAAGGTCGGCGTACATTTTCACCCTGCCGGGTGCCAGCCACTCTTGGGGGCGTTATATTCTGCACTCGCAGTTTCAGCCCCTACGCTCTACGGTGGCGTCCGCTGTTACACGAACGCTTACCTCGGTATTAGCATGGCAGAAAGTATTTCATCAACTCTTGAAAAATCTTTATAGGAGATGCGGAGCATACGGTAGCCCTTCGCCGCACAGTACGCATCCTTCGCCGCGTCACGGGCCTTGATCTCCTCAAATCGCTCTTGACCCCCTCCAAAAGCGACGGGATGAAAGTGCTGTTCCCCGTCAAACTCAATGCAGAGCTTCTCCTCCGAAAGGAAGAAGTCAAACGGGTACGGCTTCTTTCCAGCACAGTCAGGAAACCTCTTTTGCATCTCGTACTGATACCCGTGCTTTTCGAGCCATGTCCGCACCGCATTTTCGCCGCGAGAAACAGCACCGGAGCAATCCGCGCACTGCCGTTGCCCGCCGGAACACACGTTGTTCCAGCACGCCGTGAACTCCTTCCCGCAGTGGCACCGGAACCGCATCAGTGTCTTTGCATCGGTCCATGTGTTCTCAAGACACTCGATGCCGTAAACCAGTTCGCATATTGTAGCGACGAGATGAATATCGAGCTTTTGCGATGCGGAACGGGCGCAGGTACTGCACAGCCCTTCATGCGACTCGCCTATCAAATTGGAATATGTGCCGGTTCGCTCGTGCCCGCATTTACAGCGAACACGCAGCTTTGACTTTTGGTTCACATATTCCCCGTCGATCCATTCATACCCGCGCTGCTTCAGCCGTTCGCGCACATCGTCACCGGACAGGCGCTTCGCCGCGTACTGCTTCTTTTTCGCGCAGGCGTTGCATCTGGTACGACCTCTGTCCTGAAAGTCATTCCATGTTCTCCAGAACGTAGCGCCGCACGCACAACGGAAATGAAGGGCAACTTGGTTCCCCTTATATTCGGACGAGAGAAGCTCACAGGCTGAGATTTCTCTGGTCTTGTTTCGCACATACTCGATTGTCAAAGATTCCGACACAGGATCACCCCCTGCTGGGAATTATACCACGCAGTCGAGTATGCGTCAACCTTTATTCAGTTATGTTGATGAATACTTCTTGCTTTAGCCTTCACCGATTTTGGTCGGTTCATCTGGCGCATTACTGCGTCAGCGGGCAAACGATCTTACCTTGTTGGAGAATTTGCTTGCGAAATTGTAGGTAGGCATAGTTCACATTTCCTTTCTTTATTGTGAACACGGCCACACCTTCGCGGGGATGGTCTTACCAGTTGAAACCGGCGTCGAACGCCTTGTCAAAGACGCTCTGCGCCTTCTGAGTGGTCGAGCCACCCCCGGTGACGCCCGTCACGGGCGCCTTGGCAGTGCGAGCCGCGTTCTGTTTGAGTACGGTGTTTTCCTTCTGCAAGGACGCGGCGGTTTTGGTGCTCTGCTTTTCCCGATAGGCAAGGTAAGCCGTGAGTACCGGGATGCCCTGCGAAACGGCTTTCGCAACTTCATCCGGGAACTCTTTGACTTCGGGATAGAGAGCGCGAAGCTGCTCCACTTCGGCGCGGAGATCACGGGTCTTCGGGGCTTCGTGTTCGGGCTCAGCGACGAGAGTCGGCGCCTTGGGCTGTTCCTCCTCATCCGTCAGCGCGTAGGTGTGGCCCTCCGCAGCGTCCTTCGCGATCATGCGAGCCGCGGCTTCGGTCATGCCTGCGTCAATCTGCTCCTGATACACCTGCCTGAAAGTCCGCTTGTTCTCGGCGTCCTTCATGGCGTCGAAGGCGCGACCCTTCTGGAGCAAGGCGGTCAGCTCCTCGTCGCTCATGGCATCGAGGTCAATCTCCTCCTCCTTGTGGTTCACCTTCAATGTCAGCTTCCTCGGCGTGCGCGCCTCAGTCTTTGGCTCCCCGTCGGGAGTGTCCGTCTGCTGCGTCGCACCGGCGTCGGTAACTTCGGCCTCGCTCGACTTGACCTTGGTGGGGTCAGCGGGCGCTGCCTTGGCGTCTCCGTCTTCGAGACCGGCGAGGAGGTCTTCTTCCTGCCCGTCGGCAAGAATCTGATCCGGGTCGTCGGTGCTCTCCGGGACGAGAGTGTCCCCTTCCTTCCAACCGTCAGGGAGGATGGGTTCCACGTCGCCCGCGTAAGACGCCGTTCCTTTGACGACTTTGTCTTCCATGGGTTTCTCCTTTCTCCGCATGGTGAGCGGAGGGCATATTTACAAAGAGCGATGGTCTGGTAGACCATCGCTCGTTTGCACTTTACCGGGAAAACTGCGCGCCCTGCGCGAGCGCGGTCTTCTTCGCGATATTCGGCAGGCTGTTGAACTGCGCCTCCATCTGCGTCGGGAGGCCCTGCACCGCCTTGGCGGCGTCCAGTTCTCCGCCCTGCGTCGGGGAAACCGGCGTGCCGGGAGCGGGAGTCGCCGCTCCTGCGGCGGCGTTGGCCTGTTCGCCCGCAGCGATCCTGCCTCGCAGCTCGTCGATAAGTTCCTGCTTCTTCGGGATCAGCTTGTCGGGGATGCGCTCGAGGTACTGGATCAGGTCGAGCGTGCCGTCCTGACGCAGGTTGTCGAGCGTCTGCGTCATCGCGATCTCGCTGAAGTAGGTGGTCGCGCCGACGTCCACGCGCAGGTTCAACCACAAGTGCTTGAACTGGGAGAAGTCGAACTCCTCCACGACCTTGCGCGTGTACTTCTGCGTCATCATCTGGCCCGTCGTGGGGTCGATCTGCGGCGTGCCGGTGGCGTCCATCACGGGCTCCTCGAACTCGTGATCCACCACGACCGGGCGCTTGCCGTAATACGTCCCCATCATGTCAAGGAGTATCTGCCCGATGTCCTCCGTCCACTCGTAGAGATTGGAGCGGATGTTTTCCAGCGGGACCTCGCTCTGCGTTTGCAGCACCATGATGGCGGAGGTGTTGTCCGGCTTGACGTTGCCCATCTGAACGTCCGTCGCGCCGAGGCACTCCTTCGTATACACCATCACCTTGTCGATGAGGGCGGATATCTGCGTGCTCATGTCCGCGGGCTGCAAATAGCCCGCGACCTGAGGCAAAGCCATACCGGGCTGAAGACCGCGCACCGCGATCGCCTGTCCGATCTCATTGTCCCACCGTGGGATGAGGTCGGCGTTGTACAGCGCCTTGGGAAACGCCATGAGCTGCGCGTGGCGCATCCACGTCGCGAACATGACGTTAATGCTGATCTGGTTGGGGATCATGCCGGTCACGAGCGCACGGCCGTGGTACTGGTTCTTCTGCTTCTCCCAGTTGCCCCACGCGATCGGGTAGAGGCTGAGCCCCGTGTCCACGTCCTCGAAGATGACGGCGGTCTTGGTCGCCTTGGTCACATGAACGCTGGTCACGAGCTTCTTCGCGGGCCTGCGCTTCGGGATCGGCTGGCCGACGTCGTCGAGGATCGTCTTGCCGTCGTCGTCCGTTTCGTACACGAGGTCGCCATTCGCGTCGTACTCGTCCTCGTAAACGATCTCGCCGGACTCGTTGGTCATGTCCTCCTCTTTTGTCACCTTGGTGTAGAGGTAGACATACAGCGCCTTGCCTGTGTCCTTCTCGCTCTCAACAATCTCCGTCTTGCCGCCGACACCGGGCATACGATCCCACTCGCTGTCGCTCTGGAACTTGCTGTCCGGGGAGCTCGGGTCGTCAGACTTGCCGCTCTTGTAAAAGTCCTTGCGATTCTTCTGGAACCGCTCCGCCTCCCACTTGAGGTGCTCGACCGTATCACGGCCCACGATGAGAATGTAAGGCTGCGTCTGCACACGCCGGTCGTTCGGGTTACCGAACATGACGTTGATGCCGTCGACCAACTCCATCTCGATCTCACCGCGATAGGAACCAAAAGCCCCACCGTAGGGCAGGGCGTCAGGGTCGAAGTAGAAGTGGGCGCAGTAATCGCCGGTCTGCGCGCCGTCGAACAGCGCGTCGCGCAGGCGGTAGTCGAACTTGAACTTCTCCAGCAGCGCCGCGACCTCGGCGTTGGCGAACGCCGCGGCGTCGTGATTGGGGTCGGTCATATTGCTGCCGTCGTAGTACGCCAACGGCTCAAAGTGCATCGTCGTGCCCGTCGAGGTCAGCGACGCGATGAACAGGCTCGCCACGCGCTTGAGGATATTGAACACCGGCTTGGGCAGGCCACGCATCGCCTCCGTGTTGGGGAGGTTGAGCCATTGGTTGCCGATGAAGAACTCCGTGTTCGCCTCGACCACCTTGTACTGGTTCGGGGTCAGGCGCTCGTTGTAGTCACGACCGAGCTCGTACAGCTCCCATGCGCGGGTCATGTTGTTGTCCTTCACTCGATCTCACCTTCCTTGAGCGGCGTCGTGCCGTACACCACGTCGGCGTTGTAGCCCTGCATCTGGAGAAACGCCTTCTGCTGCGCCTCCATCTTCTTCAGGTCACGCTCCGACGGCTGTTCAGCCTTGCCGCGGTAAATCTTTCCGCGCACCACCCAGCCCAGACAGAAACCGAGGCCGAGCAGCGCGATAACAAAAAACGCGCCGAGCGCGCCGTAAAGCATATCCATACCTTACCTCCTAGAAAAGGTCTCCCACGCCATAGGGGTCAAACATCGCGGGGCTGAGAAACGCCCGCTCCTCTTTCGCCTCGAGGGCACGGGCCTCGACTTCGCGTTCACTGTACTCCGGCAGCGCCGATTCGACGCCGCTCGAGTACAGCATAAATGAAAGGGCCTGGCTGGCTGCGTCTACCATGTCGTCGTGTTTCGCCGCCGGGAAGGCAGTGAACTGGTCTACCAGCCCCTCCGCCCACAGCGCACCCTTCGGCAGGAACACGTTGCCGCTCTCAATAGCGGGGCTGATGGCATTGACACGTGCCACCTTGCCGCCTTTGGGATTGACGCCGATGACACCGACGAACTCGCTGCGGAGCGTCTGGATGATCGCGCTGCCGTTGGCCTTGTCCTCGATGACGGTGTACATCGTCTCAGGGAACAACTGCCTCACAGCCCGAATTGCCTGAACGGTCGCGGGGAAGTCGAGGTGCTTGTTCAGACAGTAGCGGCAGTAGTAATTCGCGCCGCGTTTGCTCCACACCTCGATGGCGACGAAGTCGTTGCTCTCCTTGTCCTTGAACGTCGCGTCGACCGAAATGATCGTCGTACCGAAGCCCTTGACGTCCGCAGGGTCGTAATACTTCCACCACTCCCGCTTGACGACGTTGCCACCCTCCACGCGGGGCGCGCACTGGTAGAGCGCCTGCCACGCGCGCATTCCGCCCTCTTTCGGGTCAGAGAGGTAGGATGCCTTGAACTGACCGAGCCAGGCGTTGTCCTTCCCGAGTTCCGGGCACAGGGCGTCGCCGACGCCGCGGCCCAGCAGGTCGAGCTCCTCCGCCTCCACGGGCAGGCGCACCTCGGTCACGTTCTCCTCGTGTGCCATGATCCGCGCGCACAGGTCGTCCTCGTGCCACGGCGTCATGATGACGATGACCTTGGCTCCTGCCGCGAAACGGGATTTGAGCGTGTTCTGCCACTCAGCCCACAGCTTGTCACGGTAGGTCTGACTGTCGGCCTCCTCGCGGTTCTTGATCGGGTCGTCGATGATGAGCAGGTCGGCCGGGTTGCCCGTGATGCCGGACATGATGCCACGCGAGATCATGCGCCCCCAGCCGTTGTCCAACTCGAACTCGGTCGTCGTCCAGATGTCGCCCTTCTTCAGCCCGAACAGCGCGCCGCCGAACTGCTCGACCTTCTCCAGATTCTTCCGGCCGAAGCGCTTGGCGGTGTCATCGTTGTAGCTC